CACTGGATTTGCAGCATAAACAAAGAGCCAAAAACCCACCATTTCATAAGTACATATAAGGATAACCCATTCCTAGAACAAACTATAGTCGACGAAATCGAGAGCCTTAAAGGGAAAAACCAAAGCCTCTGGCAAGTTTTCGGACTAGGCCTGCAGGCGGTAATCGAAGGACTGATATTTAAGAACATCGAGCTCGTCGACGAAATACCGGAGCGCATCCGACGCCGATACGCCGGAATTGATTACGGATTCACCAACGACCCCACCGCCATAGCAGAGGTGGCCATCGACGGAACCGACCTTTATATCGACGAAAAATGCTACCGCACAGAGATGCTCACCGGAGAAATAATCGTAACGCTAAAGAGCGAGTGCGCAGGGCTAAAGACCATCTCCGAGAGCGCCGACCCGAGAATGACGCAGGAGATTTATCGCGCCGGAATCAACATCCACCCGGTAAAAAAATACCCGGGGAGCGTAGAGGCCGGCATCGCAAAAATGCTCGAACTAAACATCAAGATCACCAAGAGGAGCCTGAACGCAATCAAAGAGTTTAAGAATTACACATACGAGCAGGACAAAGAAGGCAAATGGCTTAACAAGCCCATCGACTGCTACAACCACATAATCGATGCCGTAAGGTACGTCGTAATGAACGAGATAATGGGCGGAGAGCGCAAGCCCATAAACAAACAGCGCACAGCAGCAGCCGTCTATTAATTTTTTTTATCAAAAAATGCTTCCATTAAAAGCACCCAAACCATGAAAATCATCGACGAAATCCTCGCAGAAGGCCGGCCGGCAACCGACATCATCACAGACCTGAAAGACAAGACCATCGTAGTACCACCGTGGTCTGCGCTTGTGAAAGAATATGACCCGAAGAAGCACCCGGTTATGAACCGAGCGAAATATCCGGATATCCCAAACGACGACGGAAGCATCGAGTACGTCACCCGGGTAACCTACGCGCTCCAAAGGTTAGCCGTAAAGCGAATGACTCAACTAGTTTACGGAATCCCGGTAAAGAGAGCGTACAAAGCAGCCGACGATCTTGAGCAGCGCGCGGCCAAACTGTTAGAAAGAATCCTGCAGAAAAACCGTATCGACAGCATGAACATCGATCGCGGCAATCTACTATTCGCAGGCTGCGAGGTGGCGACTCTTTGGTTTGCCGTAGAGCAAAGAAACAACCTATATGGCATCGATAGTCCGCTTAAGATACGAAGCCGCAGTTTTTCGCCTATGCGCGGAGAAAGCCTTTATCCGCTTTTCGATGAGCTGGGCGACTACATAGCATTGAGTATCGCATATAAGGTTAAGCGAGGGAAGGCCACATCGGAGTATTTCGACACCTACACAGATTCTCGGCACATAAAATGGATCAACGACGGTGCCGGGTGGACGGTGGTCGAGGACGAGAAGATCACAATACAGAAAAACCCGACCCTGTACCTCTACCGACCCACACCGATCTGGGAAGATGAATCGGAAAACGTCTTCGAGCTAGAATGGGCCATGAGCCGAAACGGCAATTATCTGCGCAAGAACAGCCGGCCTGTCTGGACGGTTTTTGCCGACGATGATATCCCGACCGGAACCGAAAGAACGCAGGATAGTGCATTTAAGACCATCCTCCAATACCCATCGAACGCAAAGGCCGGGTATCAGACTTGGGAGCAGGCGATTGACAACCTCAAATTCTTCGAGCAGTCGACCCGGCAATCCTTTTTTACGCAATTGCAGCTACCAGACTGGAGTTTTGAGAATATGAAAATGGTGCCGCTTTCCGGCGAGGCCATGAAACAGATGCTAATCGACGCGCAGCTGAAAGTTAAGGAGGAGAGCGGGCGCCTGCTAGAATTCCACGACCGGGAATTGAACGTAGTGAGAGCCTTCGCGAAGGTAATCGCTCCTGAACTCGCTAATGCGATTGACAGCCTGCAGGTGGAAACAACCATCACTCCGTACACCATAAGCGAAGAAAAGGACACAATCGCAAATCTGGTAACAGCGACGGCAGGAAAGGCAATCATCTCGCGCAAAGAAGCAATCGAATACCTCGGGTGGAGCGAGAACCCAGAAAACACGATCAAACAGATCCTCGAAGAAGAGCAGCTCGATAGCTTCGACCTCACAAAATAAAACACAAAGACCAATGGCCACAAGAAAGAGACCGGAAACAAAGAAAAGCCCGAACGCGGAATTCACCTGCGCAGATTGCCAATTCTCGTACAACCATCACAACCGGGGAGCGGAGGGAAAATTTATTCTATGCAATTGCCAAAAAAGCCAATACGCGAAGCTCTTGTCGATGCAGGCCTGCGAAGAGTTTAAGCACCTAAGCAATTAAGACAAAATGGCAACAGACTGGGAGAAGGCGCACGCGAAAAACGTCGATAAATACACGCGAGCGATAAAAAAAATATTCGAGGAGGCCGCAACCGAAGCAGCCTCCATCGCTGGCGCCACGCCTAGCCTTTTCGCAGAGGACGGCGCCTTCTCCTTTGATGACCACCCAGAGATTAAGGAAAAAATAAAGAAGCTAGAGAAAAGGCTCGCAAAGAACATCGAAGCAACGGCCGTTCACGGCATAAACGCCGAATGGGAAATCTCCAACAAGAAAAACGACGAACTGGCGAAAAAGGTATTCGGAGCGAACCTCGACAAGTTAACACCGGAGCAGAAAAAACGATATTTCAACAATAACGACAAAGCGAAGGCTGCATTCATCGCGCGAAAAACCGAAGGCTTAAACCTCTCAGACCGCGTCTGGAAATACACCGGACAATTCAAGGAGGAGATCGAGATGGCGCTCGATCTAGGCATCGGCGACGGCATCCCGGCCGCAAGAATGGCCACCGAAATAAAAAAATACCTCCAAAACCCTGACAAACTATTCCGTCGCGTTCGCGACAAGCACGGCGTCCTCCACCTTTCCAAGGCCGCCAAAGCATACCACCCGGGGCGGGGCGTTTACCGCTCTTCCTACAAAAACGCGATGCGACTGACCCGGACGGAGAACAACCTCGCATATCGAACCTCGGACTTTGCCAGATGGCAGCAGATGGATTTTGTGGTCGGAATAGAAATAAGGCTTTCTAACAACCACACGCTTAACGGCGTCCCTTTTACAGACATTTGCGACGATCTAAAAGGAAAATATCCAAAAGATTTTAAATTCGGTGGGTGGCATCCACAATGCCGCTGCCACGCCGTACCGATTCTTAAAACGGAGGAGGAAATGCTCGAGGACGAACGGCGTATCATGGCCGGGCAGCCGATAACGCAGGGAAGCCGCAATCAGGTCGGTGACGTACCCGACAAATTTAAGAAATGGGCGGAGGACAACGCGGAGAAAATATCCAAAGCCAAATCCCTCCCATACTTTGTGCGCGATAATGAAAAGTATTTTACCCAGACGACCATCACCGACGCGGCGGCCAAAGGAGTGAAAGAGGCACAAGCGTTTAATGCTATAATCACAAAGCCAACACCACTCGAGATCGCAGCAAAAAGGCACGCCGAGCGGACACCGGATCAGGCTGAGAAAATACAAAAGGAGTGGGATCTGCGGGTAGAAACAAGAGCATTCGCAAATGAAGCACTGAAAAAGATTGGAAAAATCACAGATGTTGACACGGATAGTTTGAAAGGATTTTTAAAGTCGGCAAACTACAAAAAGGCGCGGGAGGAGGCTTTCAAGATTAGCGACATTGTAAAGGAAATTCAGGCGCTTGATAAGTTAGACGATCCGCTGGCCGTAGCAAGAAAATACTCAATGAAAGACGCGATCGCCGTAAACGATGCGGTGAGCAAAAAAATACAATCATTCAGCAAATTATCGCTTTCAGAGCAACTCGATAAACTTAATTTCGAAATCGATTGGGTGGAGAAGAACAGAAAATACCACACTTGGGAGGTAGCAAGTAGCGCATATAAGAAAGAATTTGTCGCCGTTAAACAAAAATTGTGGGTTGAGCAGATAGATATAACTTTCGGCACTCTAAAAGCAGAAGGGGCGCTTTCGAAAAAATACACCAAGCTACTTGATAAGATCGAGGCAGAAAGGGGATTATCAAAAGCAGATCTGCCAAAAATTCAAAAGCTACTCGAGAAGGCCGAGGCGGAGCGAATAGCCGTTTTAGCGAAAAAAAGCGGCAAAGCGGTCGAAACATTATCGGCCAGCCATCAAGTCTAGGTTTGGTGATGCCTTGCCAGAAACGCTGAAGGAATTGGATACTGCAATTAATAATTTTACACAGATTAATCCGAATCTAAAAGCAAACCAAGATGAGGTCAATAAACTAATGAAAAAACTATTTGACGATAATGATCTCGGAATGGACGTTAGGCACAGCTTGTTGGAATCGATTTATGAAAAAGGATTTTTGAATACCTTTCAAACCGGTACATCTAATGGATATCTCGGATCGTCGAGTACGACTGGCAAAATTGAAATATCTCACGCAAGGCTGAAAATGTCACATAGAATGTTCATGCCGAATAAAGTGGATTTAGATGAAAGTCAATTATCGCGGGCATCATATGAAAAATATGGTCATTTGCTTGACAGGAATAAGGCAAATGCAATGAATAAAAATTTAACGCACTACGGAAATACGCAAATTAGATTTAAAAAAGATAAGGTGCTCGCAACATGGACATTTGACGATAGTCTTCGAATGGGTGATGATTACTATCAACCATCTCTAACATCAGACCCCAAAATTCACTCATTCGATAAGGTCAATAAAAGCAGTTTCAATGTTACCAAAAACGATAATTGGAATTCATTAAGCGATTGGCAGGACGGAAAGGGAACAAATTACATCGAACTACAATATCATGGCGAACTAACAATCGATTGCGTCGAGAGTATCACATTTCCGGCAAACCCGGAGCGATTCATAGATGAGTCACTGATAAAGAAATTCCAAGATAAAGGGATAGAAATCTGGTACATAGAGCAAAACATAGCAAAATTATATCAATACAAAAAAACCGTTCCTTCATCATAGGGCATCCATTTAGAAATCATGGCATCGACGTAAAAGATAATGGCTCTTTTGTCGATAGAGATCGCGCCGTCGGTTAGAACATTCTTTTTATTTCGACTTTTATCGATATATTCCTGCAGCGTAGCAATGATGCCCGCGTGGAATCCTTCGTCTATTGTAACATTATCAATATATTTCTTTTCGATCGCCCAAAATACATAACCGGGCTCTCCATCTAAAAAAGGGCATACCTCGTCCTCTTTGTAGTATTTACATAGGGTTAATAATTCATTCTTATTCATCGTTTTTGGATTTGGGGTTTTTGTGAAATTTCCGATATACAGGTTCGACCGAGATACATACAAGTCGATTTTTAAAAGGACGATCCGCCGCAACCTTCAT